AGTCGCTCAATGGCACGCTGATAGTTGGCTCTGGCTGCGAAATATCCACTTGCGAGGCTGCCAATGCCATAGAGGAACAGCACACAAATAGCACCAATAATAAGGCGCTGCATAGTAACCTTAGATTTAAACGTTTCGAGGTATGTCTTACATTTCTCATACATATCTAGCCCCCTATTTAGTCCATATCACTCCAGCGTGCTGCATAGCCTCGTACATCTACATGCACAAAGTCTTGATAGTAATATTTACCTATGCCGTCGGCGCCGCATTCCTCGGCAACCTGTGCGAGATAGTCTACGTCTATCCCGTCATAGGTTATGTCGGCCGCCACGCCTTGCGTATGGTAAGAGTTAGACACGCCGCCTACTTCTTCATTATGTTCTGGGCAACGATAGCCACTCGTTACAGTTAAAGGAACGCCTAAGCGCTCACGAATAGCGTCTAATAGGTCTACGAGTCGCTTGTCGATAATGTGATCTAGCACATTATGGCCGTTTTCATCAACCTCATGCCGTTCACAATTACAAGAAAATTCGTAATCGTCGAAATATTCGCCAATTTTCATATATTCACCTCCAAAATTAAAAGGCTGCACCCTTGCGAATGCAGCCATAACCCTTTATTTTTTTAAAATCATGTCAATTTTGCTGTGCACTATATCAAGCAGCCCAGCGATTGTACTGTTTCCGCCGTCCCTCATATTCTCGAGGATACTTAGGAACTCAACCGAGCCAAGATATAGCCATACTAAATTTACGGCAAAGGCGTAGTTCCCTGCCATAAAATCAAAACACCAAGCCCCAGCCGTTGCCATGCAATAAGTGAGCACTTTTGTTACAAACGGCTTTCGCATATGCTTAGAGCTGATTAAACCTTTACCCCATGCGGCAGGAATGGCGATATATTTGGCATAGCCACTTATATTCTCTGGGCTTGCCCCTAAATCTAAGAGCATTTGATAGCCAATTGCGGCCCATTTTGTGAGCAAGTCTAGGAATACCAGTATAATGAATATCCCTAGCACTTGCACATGTTTGAGCCCTAGCGTGTAAATGCCAACCTCTGCCACCACAGCAAGCAAGGCTTTAATAGCGAATGACTCAGTAAGTATTCGCTCGGCCTCGCTAAAAAAATGCATTATTTCCCCCATGTGTACCCCTTACTACAAATATTATAAAGCAAAGGCCTCATAAGTTGCACCGCTCCAACTTAATTCGATTCCACTGAGTTCAACTTTCACGCTGCGCTCGCCTGTGTACACGGTAATTGTACCTTGGTTGTAACCTGTTCTAATTCTAAGATTTTGCGGTTGTTTAATGATAAATGTTAAGCCGTCATATTTATCGGTTGTTTGGCTATTATCCAAAAGTGTTTTACTAGAATTATTAATAATTTCTACTGTTTCAATATCAGATTTAGTCCATTTACCCAACCAGTTGAACGTACCGCCGTTATAATTAGCTAAACGTAACACTAATTTCTTGCCGTATTTAGTAAACTCTGCGCCTGTTGTGTCTGTGTATGTTTCATCAGCCTCTGTAGTTTCAAGGCCTTTAATGGAAATCACACCGATTTCTCTATCGGCTAAATCGTAGTAAGTGCAGTTAATATCATCTTGGCCGAATGCAGGAATTTGTACACGCATATTGTCAGATACAAACTCTTGTTTAGCACCGCCATTGATAGCCACTTTAAAATGTGGCTCACCTTTCAAATCAAGGAATGTTTGGTCTTGTACTGGTTGGAAATATTCAAGTTGTTTATAAGTAACTCGAATTGTATCGCCTAAAAGCTCTACTAATTTAGCGAGTACTGTTTCAACGCTATTGTCAGCCAAGTATACATTTTTTTGTTTCAAGAGTTCAGCTGCACGCTCTGCACTTGCTGGCTCACCTTTAGGGCCTCTAAGGCCTTGCTCGCCCTTTTCGCCACGCTCACCACGTTGGCCGTCCTCGCCCTTTTCGCCTCTAGGGCCTCTTAAACCCTCGAATAAAGGTAAAATAGTGTCTTTATCAAATTTCAAAGTTAAAGTGTTATCTGCCATGATTAATATCTCCTCTGATTAATGCATTGAAATGTCTTGAATAAATGTAATTTTGCCATAGCCTAGCTTGATATGATCACTATCATTATAAATAAATGCGTCATATACAAAGTCTTTAGTCTGTAGCTGTTTTTTCGCTGATACGTCGCCAGCGAGCGAGAATGTAACGCTCTTTTCTTCGACTGTTGCATTCAGCTCAAATATAACCGCCTCATTAGGCCTTTTTCGTATCTTACATACGCCTGTATAGCCTGTGAGGTTTAAGTCGCTACCCTCTGGCACTTGATACGTGAAATTAAAATCATGTCCAGCGTGTAGCGTGAAATCGTGTTTTACCATAAGCTACCCCCTTTTTATTGTCTAACATATGGTTTGCAACACTACTTTTTACCAATGACGAGAACGTATAGTTCCCCAAAGGAGATATGTTTATGATAGCCGTTATCGTCTCGATTGCTGAAATAACTATACCATATCGATTGACAAACAGCCATGCGACCATTTAGTCCAATGGTTGGCTTAGTATCGTGATAGTTGCTCGATATATTAGACTGGAAATACATTGCGCAATAATCAATCCTTCGATCATTAGCGTTATCCCATTTTTTTCGACCATCTCTAGTACCTCCTGTTGCATCACTATAATCTTCTGTCATTTTATAGCCAACAGGGATAAATGTACATTGTCGCTCTGTAAAGTCAGCAGGAATAGGGCAATAATCACCATGCTTAACGCTGTACACCTGCACATCAATATTTTTAATCTTATACCCAGATTGGAATATTGAGGCAGCGTCAATGCGTGAGCCTGTGATATTAGCACCCTTAATATTGCCGTTGCGATCTATCTCGAATGTGCCAGTACTATTTTTGAATGTGCCACCTGTAATAGAGCCGCCTGTTAGGTCGCCAGTATTGACAGATAAAGAAGATAAGCTATTAACTTTTATATTTCTAGCGTTTACGCTGTCAGCCTGTAGCATTTTATTTGTGATAATATTATCATCAAACAATGCCGCCCCTGTAACATGCAAGAGCTTGCCGTCTATGCGTGTGCCTGCTGGCGTCAAATTGATACGGCTTATGAGTTCTCTACCGTCTAGCTTGCCGAGTGCATTCGTTACTTTTAGCTCAATGCCGTTAGAAATTTGAGTGATTTGTGAACTCACATTTCTATTTAAGTCATTTACTGTACGCTGAAATGCATTCGCTTGGTCTATTAGCTTGCTGTTAAAGCCGCTCACATCGTTCTTGACTGTGCCAACCTCTGACTTTAAGGCCTTAACAGCCTTATCCATATCGGATATTCCGAGGCTCTCCATATCGAGTAGAGCTTTATCAATCTTAGCTTTAACCGCTACGCTGACTGGTTGCGTCGCTGGGCCCTCGCCGAATATATCAACGTAAGCCACTTTTACATTGTACACACCAGCCTCTAAAGGAATGGTTAAAGCGTTTGTAGTGGTAAAGTATACCTTGCTATCTACATAAACATTGGCGCCCTTACAATTCGCAGGAATAGCCTCGAATGTAACGCCTATGCCATTGATGTTAGCCGTTGCCTTTAGATTGGCCGGCTGTTTAGGTTGTGGCACGTTATAGGTTAATTCAGCAGGTGCGCCATAGCCTTTGGCTGGGTTATGAGCGTACAAGTAGACTTTGCCAGTACGATTGCGCAGCATGCCACTATAGGTAGTGTTATTACTACGGCCGATTAAGCCGTCATTTTGGCCAGCTCGTAAGTCTAGCCGTAGCTCGTAATAATCTACATCGGCATTTCTAACCTCTAGCCAGTTAAAATGCGCCATATCACTGAATGAAATAGAAAAGCCGAGAGGCTTATTCGGAATTTCACTCTTTAGCTCTACAGTAATACTCTTAGATACGCCCTGCGAGGTGTTTCCGTGTGTATCTTTTACAACGGCTTTAACCTCGTATGTGTGGCCTAATTCGCAGCCACTTATAATGACTTGCCCCTCACCTGCGCCGCCATATTTCCATGTTCCGCTAGGTTCTCTATACCAGATTTCCACAGTATCAAGGCTGTTAATGTGTGGCACATTAAACTCTGCTACCACATCGAATGACTTAACTCGGTTAGTGATCTCGTAGTATTTAGTGTATAGCGTGAGGCCTGTAACCTCTGGGATAAAGTACGGCGTTAATGTGTATTGATAAGCCTGCACCTCGTCGAGCTCTTGCTCATTACTTCCGAATAGGTTCATAGATGTAAATTTGAGGTGTATTGTTTTCCCTATATCCTCTTTGCGATATGGGTATCTAAATAAAGCCTCATCTACACGAATAAACCGCTCGCCAGCGCTATGACTAATTGCATTAGTTCCATACTGTCCACGTACGAGGCCGCTTAATGTATACCAGTTATCTTGGTGCATTTCTGCGCCCTCATAGCTGAACGCCTCGCCATTTACCCAGCAAAGCGTATTCGCTCGCTCTGCGTCTATGTGCGTGCCGCCTTTGAGCATGCCTTGATTGAGCGTAATGTTACATAGATTGCCCGTTTGATTAAAGCCATATTTAACACGCCCCATGCGAGCCTGTTGCGTAATAGAGCCTATACGGCTGTAATTTTCGCCATTATCAGAAAGCCATACAGAGCAACCGCCCCAACCGCTCGGCGCATTTACACCTATAAACACTTGATTGCCGCCTACGTCGCCAACTGTTTGGAATATCGCCACATCATTGACGCTCGGCGCCTCTTGATTGTAATCAATGAAAGGCCGCTCATTCTCGTGCACATCATAGCGAGCTGGCGCATAAGTACCAGCAGGCTTACCCTCTGCCGTAAATTCGAGTTGGCCGTCTGCTGCCTCGTTTACGGCTGTAATAACTACTATCTGCCTATTTAATTGACAGGCCTCATCTGTAAGCGTTACTAAGTCGCCTACCTCGAGAGTACAGAATGCCCAATCTAAACGGAAAGTATACTGCGTTTTAGCATACAAGCGTTTCATAGCGAGCTGTTCAGCATAATATTGAGCTCTAGCCTTTGTATATAAGTAGTGAGCGCTCTTTTTAGAGGCTGGTTTTAAGCCGTTGCGTTGTACATCGGCAACCACCTCAAAAGATACTGTTTCTTTCTCGTAGCTGTTGGCCCTATTAATAAACTCTACTGTAGCCTCGTTATATGCCTCGCTTGTATCTTTTCTTTTATAAAGGATAAGCTGGCCGTCTGTTCCTGCGATAAAATCATCTGCCGTGAGGTTATATTGAATTTGGTTCGCAGGCGTCCATGTTCCGATAGGCTTATCGGCTAAAGGTACGATTTTAAGCCTGTCAGTACTCCAGAATACAAGGCTGTTAGTGATCTCGGCTATATCATTAATAATCTGCTGGGCTTTAGCACTCTTTTGCTCTGGCGGCGTACTGATTAATATATCAGCAGCCTTACAGTAGGCTCTAAAGTTTTCAATGCCCTCAATTTGTACATCGGCCCCAACTGATTGCAGTACATGCTCGATATAGTCGGCTGGGTTTACGTCTGTGCCGTCGCCTGTATCTCTGAGCTTGCCGTATACCTCAAAATTATATTGGGGTAAGCTGCCACGCTCGCCCAAATCAACCACACCAGCCATATAAGCCAAACCACTATAAGGCAAGGCCTTTTCTGGATGTTTAGACAGCATATAAGGCCATGGCGCTTGGGCTATATCGCCATTAAATAAGGTAAGCTCGATTTTCTCATTAGGATACTCGTATACCTCTTTATCACGCCACACCTTACCAATACCAGCGATAGGGCCCTCACATAATGCAATAGCAGCCGCTACAGAGTAGGTATAAGTAATGTTTGTGTGCTTTGCACCGCCACCTTTACCAGCTTTAGTAGTGCTTTTATGCTCGTGAGCGGTGAAATCATCATAATCTATGATGTTACCGCTTACTCGAGTGGTGCCAAGTATCTCTGGAACCACCTCACCATATGAGGCTGTATTGATTTGAAAGTCAGCGATCATATCGGCTCGGCTAGTTGTGCTTTTGCCTCTAAATAAAAAGCCCATTATTCACACTCCTCTCTAAATCTATACACAGCCCTTAAACGTGAGCGGCCTTTTTTATCATAAAAGAGTACATCATCGAGCTTAGAAATAATCACGCCATAATCTACGAAAGCATGAATTACTAGCCCTTTACCAATATATATGGCGCCGTGTGAGATACATCGGCCATATTGGTATAGCATAAAATCGCCAATTTCAAGCGGTGCGCCCTCTTTTACCTCGTCGGCCACCTGTTGCACATATTTGAGATATTTCTCCTCTGAGTGGTGTAAATGCCACTCATTCGAGTAGTTTTCTATCTGTAATCTATCTGCTTTCATGAGGCCACTATCCACAACCGCAGCCACTAATAAATAAGAGCAATCGACGCCAGCACCTTTTACCATTGAATTATTGGCGTATGGCGTGCCTAGCCATGCAATAGCAGCTTTTGCTATCTTTTCGCCAGTTGTTAAAGTATTCATCGTATGCTCTCCTTTAGTGGTACGTAAGGCGTCGCCCTGTTTCTATTCCAGTTATTGAATTTATTCTTGCATTCCGTAGGCGTCTTATTACAGCCAGCATATATATAGAATTGGTCGCCGACTCTTGGACTTACCTCGAGAGCGCTCATATACAGAATTACACCGTCATTGCTTTGTAATATCTGTGTAGATTGCCCTGCTAATGGGCCAGTGATCCAATCAATGCCGCCAGCCGTGTAATAGCCGTTTGTAAATTGCAAGTCAATTCTTATGGAATTAGGGCCAGAGCCTAAAGCTGTAACCTTACCGCTTTTTCTAAACTTGGATATATCAACGCCGCACTCTTTTGAATACACGCTAAAAGGGCATTGTGGATAATACCGCCGATTTGGGTATTCAATATTGAGCTTTTGCACGATTGATTTAACATTTAGCTTTAAGGTAAGGCCACCGCCTTGACTAACCTCACATAAGCCAGTAAATAACCCTACAGCGTCGATAATAGTATAGTTATCATCAAAAAACGCTCGTTTTAGCGTCATTTGAGCGCCGTCAAAGCCACCATTGTGAGCTACAGCCATAATAGGCACGCCGCCTATTTTATCCTGCTCATTTGTGGATATGCTAATCGTCATTTTATCTACGCTTACAGTGCTGTTAGTGGCTATCTTATCCCTTACGATAATAGGGCCGTCTGACTTATAGATTTGGCCGTTATATGATACATCGGCGTCGCTATCAGCCCAGTAGTACGTTACACCACTACGCAAGCGCAACTCGTAAAGGTCGCAACTCATGAAATATTTATCATTGTTGAGGTGATTTCTTAATACCTCGTTTACCTCTTTCATAAATGCGCCCCCTATCGAGTTGATACTAACTTGAATGATTTAGATTTATATACATTTGTAAAGATATACTCGGCTGTCATATCACCGCTGAACCTTACCAGCCAATAATAGGTATAATCGGCTGTAATTACGGCATTCGGTGCAACTGTCTGCCCTGCTGCCAGCTTAATTACGCCTTTATCGCTAACAGCTCGAATAGGTGAGCCATTAGCGTATAATGTAAGGTTCTCAATGTGATATACAGGCTCTAGGAAATCACCGAACTTTCGCACGGCTTGCCATGAGCCCATTGAGCCAGTTCCGAGCTGTATGCCTTTCTCGGCGTTATCCTCTGGATCTAACCACAAAAAAGGAACTGTACCGCCTTTAGTCTTAGAATAAAAGCCCATAAGCTCTTTATATTGTGCAGGTGTTAGCACCTCAAACTCTGTGGAAATGGTGTATTGTGGATATTTCCAGTTTGTCATGGTGCGCACCTTACCAGAGCCAGAGGTCTTTGTCTTGGTGTCCCATTTCTGAGCCTTTTGAGATTTCCAAGCCAAAGAGATAATAGTAGGAAATTTCATTAATTCGGCCATATTACCATGTCCCCTCTGTTCCGATAAATTCTCTATCTTGATTTACAAGGAATTGACGCAAAGCTCTGCCGCCTCGTGTTTCGAGGAATGAGCCAAAGCTCTCGGCGTCTATGGCGCTCACGTTGAGCGTAATGCCACCGCCTGCACCCATGCCACCATTAGAGCGGTTAATACCCTCACCTAATCGGTCGAATACTGTATCAGATAAAGGCAATACAGCCTCTTGATATTTACCCTCACCGATTTGGGCTATTGTGGTACCGTATGCAAGGCCACCCTCTGCGAGTGCTGGCATACTCTTGGCACTAAACGCAGCGCCAAAGCTGCCGCCAAAGTTGCCAACTGCACCGAGCGCCGCACTTGCTGCCGTTCCTGCTGCTGTACTACTACTCCATGCAGCCATACCAGTCGCCGCACTAGCGCCGAATGTCGCCATACTCATTTGTTGAGCGAGCGCACTCCATGCAGGTAGTTGAGCTTGGGCTGCTGCTATACTTGCTGTGGTTTCTTGCGACTGTAGCATTTTACCAAACACGGCCTTTTTAATCATTGCAGCAATCCAATTCGCCACAAAGTCAGCTACTGCTTTAAGCATAGCTTTTCCGATGTTTTGAATTGCGCTTGTGAGTGTGGTTGTGCCTTGAATAAGGCTTGAAATACCGCTTTGCATGCTATCAATGCCAGCATTTAATGCGTCAAATAATAGCTGTTGCGTGTTCCAGTGGCTATCCATTACAGCTTGCTGATACTCTGATAAAAGATTTTTTCTTAAATCATAGTTCTGCTGTGTCGCTACATATTCATCATTGAGTGCTGACTGTAACGCCTCAAAGTTCTGTGTCCGCATAGCCTCGTCAATGTTCCATTTTTCCTCGGCCATTGTGCGCTGTAACTCTAGGTATTTATCATTGTAATCACGATGAACTGCGAGCAATTCCTCAGTCTTTTGCTTTTCAAAATCAACTCGGCCGTCCTCTGTCATTTCGAACAGAATACCTCGCTCTTTCAGCGAGTCAATGAAATGCTGTTGCTGCATTTTGTCCATTTGGACGAAATCATCAGAGTATTTATCCCATTTATCACTGATTGCGTCTATTGCGTCGGTGTATTCTTTTGTGAATTGCACCATAGGCGAGGCTTGGCCTGTACTATCTTTAACCGCTAGGCTTAATTCGAGGTCTTTTCGCATATCACGAACATTATTCTCGATTTCTCGCATTTTCGCCATTTCTTCTTGTTTGGCTTTAATGCGTTTCTCAGCATATACGGCGTTCAATAGTTCAAGGTCTTGCTGATAGTTAGCATTGGCTGCTTTTGATTTATCGAGCTCGTCGAGCTCTTTCTTATACTCTAATTCGAGCAACTCTTGCTTATTGCCTAGCATTTCAAGGTACGATTGCAAGATTTTCTCGTGCACTTGTTTAGCCTCTTTTTCTAGGTCTTTGCCAGCGCTACCCTTGCCGCCGCCACCTTTGCCGCCTTTACCACTACCACCATCGCCAGTGTCGCCACCGCCACCGCCGCCTACATCGAGATCACTGCCACCGCCACCAGATAAGCCGCTCGCAATTTGAGAGGCCATATCTCCAGCAGTATTTACAATGCTCTGCGCTGTATCTGCGCTGATAGTATCAACCTGTGCAATAGCGGTAAATGTACCGCCAAAGAATTTGGCTACTTTATCGCCTACGCTGTTGAGCTTAGCGATGAGCCAATTCAATGCGTCGATAATCTTATTCACGCCCCATACAGCCGTATGAACGATTGTTGAGAATACCGAGCTTAATGTAGCGCCAAAGCCATTAGAGGCCGCTGCTGCTGTAGCGAATACTGTAACCAACGTTAATACTACAGATACGAGCAAGCCTACTGGGTTGGCTTTCATTACTGCATTTAATATGCGTTGAGCAACTGCTGCCGCTAGTGCACCACTACGCACCGCAATATATGCACCTCTTAGGCCTACCATTAAAGCGGTTAATGCTGCCGATACTGTCGCCGTGCCTGCCATAGCAGCCCTTAATACTACCATAGCAGCAGCGTGTATCTTTGTAGCTGCTGCTGAGGCTAATTCTGCCACACGATACGCAACTACTTTCACAGTCAAGGCCGCAGTCTGTGCGCTACATAGTGCGATAGCTGCCCTATAGGACGCAAAAGCTACTACTACAGCCAATACAGCCGCCGAAATCTTCGGCATAGTGCTGATAAACAATGAGCCAAAGCTGCGAACTGTCTGCGAGATAGTGGATATTGCTATCCTAAGCCCTGCGAAAGCTGCGCTAATTAAGCCTATAGAGCCCTGTGCTGCTGCCGCTAGTCCTCTAATAGCTATGCCTACTCCCTCAATGAACGCTTGGAACTCACCGCTTTGTGGTAAGGTAGAAAGCTGTTCAAGTACAGGCTGAAAGGCTTGTATTAATTGATTTTGTACAGATTGCCCTACCTCTGCAAAAGTCATAGGAATTTCGCCAAATCGTGCGTCTGTTTCCTCTGCTGCATTGAATAAGGCACTCTTGATTATGTCAGCAGTAATAAGCCCTTGCGAGCTCATTTCTTTTAACTGACCTACGCTCATCCCCATTTCTCTGGCAATAGATTGAGCTAGTAACGGCGCATTTTCCATGATTGAGTGGAATTCGTCGCCTTGCAATTTACCACTAGCCATAGCTTGGGTTAATTGGTACATCGCAGCGCTCGCCTCTTGAATACCTGCGCCAGATATTTTAAATTGCTTATTTAATTGCTCAACAAAATATATAGCCTCGTCATTTGAGCTGAAAGCGTCTTTTGCAAGCATATTGAGCTTTGCCACGCTGTCGGCCATATCTATATAGCTGCCTCTCGAGCGATTGGCTGCGCTATATATCTTGTCCATGATCTCGGCGGTAGTTTGTGAGCCGTCATTAATTAAGTTGATACGAGAGCGTATGCTTGTTAATTGGTCGGCTGTCTGTGCTGCCGCTACAGCTATGTCTTTGACTTTATCAGCCACTAGGCCTATGCCAGTAACAGCGCCAGCGAATTGCAAGCCCTTATTCATTTGAGCCGCAATAGACTTTATTTCAGCCCTAATACTAGCAGCCTCTTTAGTTACTCTGTTGCTCGCCTCTTGCACCCCTTTGGGTAGTTCAGAGCTTATCGTATTAGCAACTTTATTTATCGCCGCTGTAGCTTGCGAGCTATCGGCGCTTATTTTTACATTAATATTGCTATCTGCCATTTATCTATATCTCACCCCCTGCCTCTCTAAATTCACGGATAAAATCAGCCTCGGCTCGCCGTTTGTCGGCTGCTGTCGGCGGATATAGAATATCTATAAATTTCTTCGGTTCGATTGCCTCTGCTAGCTGCGTGTTCATGATGTTAGCTATCCAGAAAGCTCGGTTTGTGTCCTGTAGTTTTTGCCTACGTTCATAGCCTCTAACTAGCTTTCTGTACTCCATAGGTTGCAATCGCATAAATTCCCATGGTTTCAGTTCTAGCACGCTGTATGCTATTTCTTCGGCGTTTCGTAACCATAAAGAAAAAGAGGGGGCAACTTGGCCCCCCTCTAGTTTTTTGCTTGTTCGGCCTCGTTTTCGATAGCTACCTTATCATCTGGCGTGAGCTCGTTTGGGTACATTTGATAGTACATTTTGGAACCCAAAGCACCACTTGCAATGATCGCTTGCATAAGTGGCGCTTGTAATGATAATAGGCTCATGTCTTTTGTTTCATCGGATAAAAGCTCATCGAATAGCTCGTAATATTGTTGAGCATTTCGCTTATGCTGTTTCATGCCGATTGCATAGCCTGTGATAATGCTATTAATAGGCCAAATGCTCATTTGTAAGAGCTCCCCAATCGGTTGCCCTACAGCAGCCTCAAACTCCATGAGGCGCTGCATATTGAACATTAAATATTCGCCATTTTTAAAGAAATTACATTCTACTTTTTTCATAATTCAAAAACTCCCTATTTTAGCGCTAATTTAGGAATAGTATAGGTATATAAGGCTACCTATTAGCCACCAATGACAGCTGGTGCTGGTTGCAATTCGGATAATGGGCCTACGCCATTTAAAGAGCCTTTATAAGTAGCTACGCCGTCATGAGGTGTAGAGATAGAAAGCTCTGTTACAGAGGCAATACCAGTAAAGAATGTTTTATCTGGATATTCGAATTTAATATGTACATTGTCGCCGTCCAAGAATGCTTTTTCTAAGAGTTTTAAGCTTTCCTCTTTAGGCATGAGTAATGTTTCAATCGCAAAGCTCCACTCTTTAAGGCCTGCAATAGTAGATTTCCAACCACCAGAGCCTTTATGGCTTGCGTCGATAGAGTCGGCTTTACGAGATAAGTCGCCAGAGCGTTGGCCACCTAAGAGCAACCATTTAGCGCCTGCTTTTTCGTTTGTGCCAACGTTCAAATATAATAGGTAGTTCTTGCCTGCTGTAGGCATATCCACCGCCGCTGGTTTGTATAATGTTTCTGCCATTAATAAATACCCCCTTTAGTATTTAGATTTTCTTTTAAATCGTACATTTTAGCCTCAAATCGGTATTGAGTACCAATAAAAGGCCTCATGCTGTCGTGATCGTCTGTTTTATTTGTGCAGCGAATATCTATAATCTGATAGCCGCTATCTTGTAATACGCAAAATTCCTCATTAAGTGCGCCGCAAGCCTCTCGAAAGGCGATAATCACACTCTCGACTTGGCTCTCTAGTGCGGCAATCTGCTCATAAGCTACATCGAACTCATGACTATCTGATTTAGTCCATATCTCGATATAAAACTCTTGTTTGAGCATGTTATGCACGTTATCATCGGCAGGCGTTGCCTCGCCTCGGCCTAGCATTACCATTCCGAGAGAGTCTACTCCAGCCGTTTGAGGCGCTAAAAAACCGAGCTTAATTTGTCCATTAAACTCGGCTTTCTCTAATGCGTATTTAATTTTATTCAATAATTCGAGCCACATATTAGCCACCTCGATATAAAGGTATATTCCTATACCCTGCATACTTGGCTGGCTGCCCTGTGAGCTGTTCCGCTGTGATTTGAGCCTCTAATACCGCTATTCTATCGTTGATATACTTTAGTTTCTTAGAGTAATAATCATCATCGGAACCATTACGGCTATATTGGCCAATCAGAGAGGCGGCTTTATTCATGCATGTTTCTCGGTAACAATAGAGTGTTACGAGCTCATCTGCAACAAAAGAGCGAATAACATCGCCCTCTTGTACGCCTAACTTTTTAGCCAATACATACAGCCAACTCTCCGCTTTCTTTAAAGTGGTTTCTAGCACGTTGGGGCCTAGTAGCTCATCATCGAATACCATGTTTTGAAATTCGTATAACATTTATGTAACCCCTTACAGTTTAATGTGCAGCTCTGTGCGCTTAACGCCTAGCTCTACATTACGAGCAATTTCGCCAAGCGATACATTAACAGCTTTTGAGAATATTTCATGAACAGCCTCACGGCTATTATCAAGAGCCTCATATAAAAATTGGTCTGGCTTAGTGCCTCTGTGAAATACACGTTTAGCGAATACAAAGCCATTACCACCACTAGGAACCCAGCGCAAAGACTGCTTTTCTTTTGGGAAAATGTAATGCGCTCGTGTTCCCTCATGCACGAAAGGCCCATAGTATGCTACATCATTGTCGATATATACCTCTGCTGTTTTATCGCTGATCATGCGCACGTCTATAGCTCTTTCTAATTGTCCGCTCTTAGAGGTAAAGCGATGAGTACGTTGTGCCTCCTCTTGTACCTCTCGAGCGCTGGCTCTAATTGCTTGCCTTAGCCGCTTTTCAAATACCTCTCTAGCGTTCATGATTATTCTTCGGCTGCTTTAGTCGCCTTTTTCTTAGGTTTAGCAGCCGCCTCGCTGTCATTGTCGAATGCAGGCTCTAATACAAAGCCGTCCTCTAGCCATAGCTCGAGAGTATACTCATCATCTGTATAGCGAACCTCATTCAGTCGGATAAGTCTATATTTCCCCATACGTTACCCCCTAATTAAGCGCCAAAGTTAGCCCATACTGTAGCCAAGCGATTTTTAGGCACCCATACATCATGGAACTTTCTGTAATCAATGCCCCAAGCGTTCGCTTGTTGATTGATTGTTGGGTCGAAAATGCGCATTGTATCAGTTTTAGAAACAGCAATCGCAGCACGTTTAGACATGATAATCCAGTTAATAGCTTTTGCTGCTGTGTCAGCTTTAAAGCCGCCTTTTTCTTGGCCGCTAGTTTTGCCGTCATTGAATGTGTATTGAGATTTCATGCGAGCGCTAGGTACAGCAATAATAGGAATGCCGTTATAAGTGCGTACACGAGTGTTATAAGCGCCGTGTTCAAAGTTCGCTACATCAAGCATACCTTTAGCGCCTGCTGCCTCGTTTAAGATAGCTTGCACTTTAGTGCTCATTACGATTACTAAGTCGCCTGTTTCACCTACTAAGTCCTCAATTTCTACGATTTCTTTGTTAAGTTGTTTGATAATGTTTGTTGTCGTACTTGTTGTAGGAGCAGTTTTACGGTTACCATTCTTAGCGATAGCAGCAATCTTAGAGTAGCGATAAGCGTCTACCTCTGGGATAACTTGCTCAATTTGGAATGTAGACATAACATTTGTGCCTGTTGCCAAAAAGTTGCTTTCGTCCACTTCCATGGCGTCAAGAGAGAATTTACGGCCACGGTCTTGTGTAAGTTTGAAATCTTCGTAAGTCAAAGATACAGCACCACGATTATAGCCGTTATCACGATCATAATTAGCCAAACCGTCAACGGAAAGAGTAGGAATTTTAACAGTATCGCCGCCGTTATATTTAACCTCGCCAGCGTTTACCTCCATAAAGCCAGAAGTAGCACCCACTAACATTTGTTGGTCGAGTACTGTTTGGAAATTTTGAGCCATTGTTAAAGTGTTAATTGCCATTGATTAATACCTCTTTTCATAATCAAATAATTAAGCCTCGCTAGGTGGTTTTACCCCTGCGATTTTGAACATTTCTGCTAATTGACTATTGCCGTCATTCGCATTGCCTGCACCTGCACCGCTGCCGCCATTTTGCGTAGTTTTAACTGCATAAGGCTTGTCAGCAAGAAATGCTGTTGCACATTCTTCGATAGTGCCGATTGTGCCGTCCTCTTTAGCCCAACCATATGAGCCGTCTTGTTGTACGGAAATCTGTCCAGCTATGAGCTTGCTGAATGTTTCGGCGTCTGTACAATTAGCTTTTGTTAGCGCTGCAATCGTTTGAGCGCTGATTTCGGAATTAGTACGCTTTTCAATCTCTGCTTGGCGAGCCTGCTCTGCTTGCTCGTACTTATCTGTAAGGCCTTTAATTTGTTTCTCTAAAGCCAAGATTTCTGGGCTTTTTTCGCCCTTATGAGCCTCGTATTCGTCAACCTTACCTTTTAACTCATCACGTGCTGATGTTAATTCGGTAATTTGTTTCTCGAATTTGAGTCTGTCGGCTTTGGCGCCCTCGTTAATACGAGAGATTTCGCTTTTAAAGCCGTCGATAAGTTCCTTACCGCCCTCGAGATTTTCAAGTTTCGTGTACAATTCTGCTAAAGTCATGAGTCTTTCTCCCTTTCGTCATGAATTCCGCTATCTTTCGGCTCCCCTAATCAATAGCAATATAAAAGGCCTATGAGTTCACTCTCATAGGCCTGTAGGTCTAAATTATGTATTTTCTTTTGGTTCTCTAAGCTTGAATGTTTCACCACTCCAGCCCCTTGCGTATTCTTTCCAGTTAGCTTTGCCAGCTTTTACATCGTTGCGGCCACTAATACCGAGCAGCTTTTCTTGATGATCTTTACTAATCGAATTGATGTACCGCATGCCGCCCTCGTCTGTATTGTCTTTTGCCTTTGATATATCAACCTCAAAATCAAATACAGGCGATACCCTACACATACAATGAGGGTGAGCTGGCAGCATAGGGAATTTATCTTTTGGATAAACCCCTTTACCCAAGCCGTATAAATCAGCATTAGCGTAGAAATCGCATATATCATACCGAGGGTGTCTACTGGATAGCACCCATTTGAGTGCGACTACATCATCATCACTCTTATAACGTAGCATTTGGCCGTCGGCGTATGCTCTCGCCATTTCTGTGCGTGCAATTCGTTCGGCGTTGTATCGTGCCTTTTCTTGCACAGCTACAGTAACAGCCCTCGAAAGGTCTATGCTGTTGCCCTCGTCTACTGCTTGAATTAATTCAGAATAGGCAGCTCGTAGGCTCGGCGTTGTGTTCTGCTGTACTTGCCGCTCTGTGCGTCTAATTACATGCTTAAAGTGAGCAAGCTCCTCATCATTGAGCGATTGAGGCGCCTTTAACGCCCTAAGCCGTTCGATATGCTTGGGGAGTTTATCAGTAGCGATAATGCCACCCTTGCCATACCCCTCGAATATAGAGCGAGCTATCTCACGAATGCTTTTACCACGTTTCAAAGATTGCTTTATAACCTCTGCCGTCTCACGTTGCACTTTATGAGCGTTTCGATGTAAGCGTTTTGATAGCTTTAAGCCGTCGCTCGCCCATGCTGCCACCATAGCCTCGCTGATTGATTGAGTGCTATATCTAAAAGGCATGTGTCCTGCCATTAAGGCTGGTGTAAGTACGCTGTGATATGCCTTATTGAAATTTTCCACCATATCGGCCGTAAGAGGTGCCTCTAGCATTTCCATAATAGGATAAGTCTTATAAGCGATTTGAACTGCCTTATCGGCTGAATATCCAAGCGATACTAATTCATGTACCATTTTCTCGAATTGCTCGAGGATATTATCAAGCGTTTGGCTCGTCTGTTTCATCATCTAGTCCCTCATCGCTATAGGCTTTGTCTTGCGCCAGTTCATCAGCTGCCGCTTGGGCCTCTTTAACGATCATATCTTTAGTTTCCTTTTCAAGGTTAGGCATGTAAGCGTCAATTACTTTCTTTAAGATTTCGCTGTCGAAAGTATCAGATTTAAACTCTAAATCTTTGGCCTGTTGGGCCTGTGTAAGACTCTCAGATACATCATTTACCTTGAAATCACGAGGATAGTCGCAAGTATACTCGATATTATCGCCACTCCATAGGCGATATAGCTCGATAATGTCATATTCTGCATTTTCACAACGTACTGCAAAGGCTGCTAGATTTTGATTAGTACGCTCAAAATCCCATTGTTTAGCCACGCCACTCTTAGCTTGCTGTACGCCGATTACGCTATCAATACCGCTCATTCGGTACATTTCATTGATGAGCTTATCGATTTGAGCCATAAGTACCTCGGCTGGGCCTTTATCTGGGGCAATAAAGCTCGGCGCCTTGCCTGCCTCTGCTGGATATGCGAGCAAGTTATCAGTACCGATAGTTACATCCTGCAAGCCGTTATTATCGACTGGCATAGTCAAGATACTAAATGTTTGGTTGTATAGAATTTGAGAGAGTAGTGAGCATAGGTTATACACATGCGCATTAGTCTTGGCGATACTTAAATACTCAGGCGGTGGCAAAATATCACGCTTGCGTGCTGCTCTACCGAACCATTGAACGATAGGAATACGGCCGATGTTATGCTCGCCTTTCCCTACTACTTTATTGTCGCTATCGGTGATTTTCCACTTGCTAGGCGTCCATGTGTGATAGTGCGCCTTGATTGTGCCGTCGGCATTCTTTAAATAGCTGGCATAAGTAAATAGTTTGAGCTTGCCGTTATCGTCGAACTCGTAATTTACTACATTCTTAGGCTCAACCGCTGTTAGGTACGGCATAGATCTATTGGCTAATGTTTCAGCCAAAGAGCTGCCGAACTCGCTCACATTGTCTACTACAATATACATAACGCCATAGAGCTTTGCTGCTATAGCATTTTGCTCTATAAATTCCTGTAACGTAGTACCCTGTCTGTCTACGTCGTTAATGAACTCATCGAATAATACAGAGTTACTATATTCTCGTTTGATTTCATCTTTAAATATTGGATCTACAGAGGCGTTTAAGATAGGCCCTGTGTAGTTGAGATAGTAAGCTATTTTTCTTCTAAAAGTGATTGACTGCGTACTCTCTCGAGTGTGTTCCGTTACTGCCGAGCCACTTGCGAACATGCCGCTGCCATAGTAGGCGTCATGCAGTAGCTCGTACTCCTCTAATCGAGGGTTATTATTAGTTGTTGCCATAGTTCCCCTTTACTAATTGATGTTAATTCTACCGCTGCGAACCTGCGGCGCATTGATTTTCTCTGCTATGCCTGTAAGTGCGTCTGGTGCGTCATCGTGCGCATTCTTACCCTCTCGCTGGTACTTTGTTACATCAGCAGCGAATTGAGGCCACCTATCTCGCCAATTCTTAGGCATGTATACATGGTTCATTACCCATGTAGCATTTGACTGAATGCGTGCAATCTTATTGCCGCTTTGGTGAAATGCGTTAATAGTGCATTTATTTGAGTTGTATTTCTGTTTGAGTATGTTCTGCACATTACGGCTAAACCCTCGGCCGCCGTTATTGCTTTCTATATCGGCCACATTTACGCCGTTTCTATGCAGCATGTCGGCTACTGCTGGCTCTGTGGTTTCCATAGCGTCCTTTGTGTATACCACATCAAGCACATAGGCCTCATTGTCATATACGCCGTATGTGATACTAGCTAAGTAGTCGCTGCCTGTATCTGCGGTATCTGTATAGTTTTTAATGCATGAAAATAACACGTTACCTTTATCGTCTTTCGGCAACGTGTCATATGTAAGTATTTGACTGTACAAGCACCCTTTAAGGTCTATCGGTATTTGTTGATAGTTGGCGCTGGCAATATCCTCGCCCATAGCTCGAACCTTAGACATATACGAGGCCTTAGATAGCACCTCATCGCAAAGCATTGAGCCGTCGTCTTGTAAGGCTTTCATGGTTATTACTTTAGCCTTGAATAACGTATCATCTTTGAAATGCTCTATTGCTCTGCCTGCTAAGTCATCGCTCGCCCAACGTGTCATGATAATAATAATCTTGCCGCCCTCTTCCAAGCGAGAAAGCATGGTATTAGTAAACCATTCCCAATGCTTTTCTTTTACGCTGGCATTATAGGCCTCCTCGCTGTTCTTTATAATATCGTCAATGATCATGAGCGAACAGCCAAAGCCTGTAGCCGTACCAGTTGGCGAGGTTGCAAGGTATGAGTTAGTATAACCCTCTAAACTCCATAAGTGCGCCTGTGCGTCGCCTACAGCAACGCTCACAGTAGGGAATACATCGCTAAATACGATAATATCCTCATCGGCCTTATTCTCTTGTATAGCGTTTCTAACCGATTTACTAAACATTTTCGAGAGTGTTTCATTATATGAGCCAGTCATTACTTTGGCCGCTGGGTTATTACCAAATACCCATTGAGCAAAATGCTGCGCCGTTAAACTCTTACCATGCCGAGGCTATGGGGGCAGGTTCACAACGAGCACGTTATACTCATCATCTTTGATGAAATTCTCTAGCTCATTACATAGCTCAACTAAATACTTTCGGCTCTTTTTGTAAAAGCCGCCCATTTTTAACTGACAATAATAAAAGAACTCACGCCGAGCGAGTTCCCTTTTAGCTAGTTGTATGATTTTCTCTTTATTATCTCGAACCTGCACACCCTCACCCCCTTTTCATAGCTGTATACAGATTGAGCTTATTCCTCATCAATGAGCTTTTTAATATCAGCCGTATCTATTCCCTCGAATGGGTTTTTCACCTCAACGGCTGCGTCTATATTCTTAGTATCTCGCCATTTAGCTGGCTGTCTATTTTTAAGCCAGAATATTAATGATGTAGAGTTAGGGGCTACGTCTTTAGTTGTACGCTTAACCTCTACTATTTCGCTTTCGCCTGTTTCTGGGTTGTAGATACGCTCTTTTACTACCTCATCGAACTTATAGCCCATAGCACTTTTAAGCAGTGCATTCTCTACCATAATGTCAATTACCTCTTTGCCTCTTTTTACGGCGTCTGAGAAATCTTTATATTTAGCTTTCCATGCGTAATATGTAGACTTGTTAATGCCAATATTATGCGCTATCTGCTCATCTGTGAGGCCGTCTCGTGCCCAACCCTCTAACCTTAACAGATTATCTGGCTCTAACCATGTTTCATATTTAGGGGTACGGCCTAGCCGTTTCTTTTTCTTCGGCTCTGTCTTTTTAGTTTTAGCTGCCACGATCTCACCTCTTTTTATGTGTAAAAACAAAAACACCTCGAACAGAGTACCCTAATCTCTGCCGAGGTGTTCTTGCGATGTCAGTATGTCTATAAGAAAGGAGGATAAAATGAAACGTAAACTTAATAGTTCAAGCACCTTTTACCACTATCATAATACCACACTCTAATAGCACCGAATATGACAGCTTTTTGACATTTTAAAGTGCATATGCACCAAATAAATAGATACTTAAATCATCTATTCCTTTTTCTAGCCACCTATAGACATTTCGCTCTACTGTATTATGCTTTTCTGCGATTTCTGCGATTGTTAAATCGTTGATGTATCTATCTATCACACACTCACAATAGTGTTTATCGTTGTTAATGCAGTTAGTTCGGTATACATCGAGCATTTTATCAATGTGCTCAATAATAAGCTCTGTACGCCGTTTACTTGCTAAAATGGTTTCAATCTGCAATAACCCCCTGCGATTAAAAACCTCATACAATACTGTTTGTAAGTCGCTAGGTGTGAGCGTATCCTCTGCTTTTGCAATAGCACTCTTACAATGTGCTTTCATAGCTGTATAGCCCTCTAGTAGCGTTGTAGTATTCTTATAGGCTCTTTCGTTTTTCTTTGCGAGCATATCCTCATTACGCCGATTAAATTCGGTTAAGGCTGTTTGTGCTGCTGTTTCTGCTGCAATTTTAACAATAGCCTCTACCTCTGACTCGGTAAAAGTACGCCCCTTACATTCCATTCAATCACCCCCAAATATAACGCACGCCAGCAGCTAATAATAAGAGCATACCTAATGCTATCAAAACACTAAACACGATAGAGCTTATGAATACCACCCATGTAATAAGGTTGAGGCGTTTCTCGTGATCATTGCTATATTGCTTTTCCAAGTTTTATCGCCTTTCCGTTTACCACCTTGTAAATAATTTCATCGTCAAAATATACGCCGTTTGGTATGCGATTATTTCTTATGAGCCATTGTCTGATGAGTTTATCGAGAGCATTGTCAAGCTCCTCTATCTCATCTGCTCTTAAAGCGTCAAGCGTTCCATAGTCTACAATATCATCTCTTAATTGCTCGTCTATTTCGTCGATTAAATAATTAGCCATATCATTAATCTCATAGTTAAGCCGCAATCAGCCTGTTTATAATATACGCCGTCTACCGATACAGGTTTACTAATCGTAACATATAATTTATGGTTATCAGCTCTAAAAATATATCGGTACTTGCTTTCATACAGTTTTTGTAAAAGCCATTTACGGCCCTCTTTATCGTTCATGTTATCCCCTCACTACTACCTTTAACCGCTTACCAATCGTAAAGCTGTTATCGGTAAGTTTAATCTTGCTATCCAATAATCTAAGGTCGATTATATCCATAACCTCTAGCACCTTATAACCTAAGCTATCTTTAACCTTAATGAACACTCGATAAGGCTTATTCTTAGCAATTTTTCGAGCATAATTTAAAGCCACATCGAGCTCTTTGTTAGTGATCCAATCGGCACACTTTAAAATCAAGCTAACCCATTTCGGATACTGATGTATCTCAAATTCATCAAAGCCGTGTTTCTCTAGTTCTCCCATGCTACATAGCATTACTTTTCACCTCTTTGTCTATTAGTTTATGCAGCTCGCTTTTTACATACGCTCTTGTATCCTCGATATATCATAGTAGCCGCTAAAACTGTTTCTCTTTGCTCTACAATAGGAATGATTATATCGTTACCGATAACAATAGTTAAAGCCATTTGTAGCTGTTGTAGTTTTAATGCGTGTTCATAGTTAATCATGCTTACACCTTACTTTCTCATATCTGCGATCACAAACGATACAAGCGATACTATAAACGTACCGAGGAATACAGCAAGCACTCTCAATACATCACCGCCAGTTACGCCGAATAGTCCAACTAACCAAAGTACTAAGGCAATCGAGAGCGCAACGCTCTCAATTTTCATGATAAAAATAGATACTATGAATATGCTTTTTAAAAGTGCTTTCATATATTAACCTCATTTCATTTGATACTCGAATTTAATATCTGTTTTCGGTGCGTTAATCATAACGAAAATGCTATGATGTGCAGGCGATTTTGTACGCTCGCCTGTTTCACTGATAAATTTAACTCGCTTAGTCGGCACATATATACTTATGTTTGTCTGACTAAATAATTTATGCCTTTGTACCCCCCCAGTGTATCTATGGGTAATACCAGTACACACGGCTTTTGTGTTTCGATACATCGAGCTATAATCTCATCTTTATTGCTGTATGGTGGGTTTGAAATTAGATAATCAAACTCATATTGACTTGTTAGAAAGTCAGTAATGCCATATATAGCCGACTGATCATAATCTTTAGTGATTACTTTTGTAAAATTGCTTTTCTCTGTATCGAATGGCAGCAGTACCCTCGCACCTTTAGGCGGTGGAAATATCTCGAGCATAGTTTTTACTGTTTCGAGTGGTGTATACCATTCATCTGACTTTAAGCCTTTTATAAGAGCCTCTTTCATTTCAACCTTTCCAACTTAACCCCTGCATTTAAGAGGCGTTTTCTAACAACTGTGAAAGACATATCACAGGCTGCTGCAATTTGTCTTATTGTTAAACCCTCACGCCTCATATTTATTAGAATTTCAATATCTACGTTATAGCGATTTTTCTTTCTAGGCTTAATCTGTAGGCCTAATACTTTTAATGCCTCATCTGGGCTTTTGCGGCCATATATACAAGCACCAAGAGCGAACCAGTTGCCAGCATATACCAGTTTCATATATCCCCCTACTGCCACGCTCGCACAGGCTTATTAGCTCTACGGCGAATACGTATATTGCTGTCTTTTACATAGCCAATCACATCGCCTTTA